TACAAGCCGAACTTGAATAAAATTGGTAAGAGAATTTTCAATTGATGGGGAATAAAATTGGGGGTTCTCTTACCATTACTAGATAGGAGAAATAAATGCGTACACTTGTTCGCTCTGTAGGTAGGTCAGATATTGGTGGAGAACCATTGCCCTCTGTATTCAGAGCATTTGAAAGTAATAAAATTATTCTACGTAGAGCAGAAGTATCTATGCTTGCTGGTACCCCTGGAGTTGGTAAGTCAACACTTGCCTTAGCCTTAGCATTAAAGATGAAGGTACCCAGCCTTTATATATCAGCAGATACCAATGCTCATACTATGGCTATGCGACTAGCCTCAATGATTTCAGGTAAGAATCAAACAGATGTAGAACAGTTAATGAATATAGATTATGGTTGGACTAAAGCAACACTTGCTAAAGGTTCCCATATTGTATGGTCGTTTGAATCCAGTCCTACACTACAAGATATTGATGAAGAGGTTCAAGCCTTTGAAGAACTATGGGGTTGTCCTCCGACTGCAATCTTTGTAGATAACTTAATGGATATTGCCACCGATGGTGGTGAAGAGTTTGCATCTATGAGAGCGATTATGAAGGAGTTAAAGTATCTTGCTCGTGCTACTAATGCAGCAATTATTATCCTACATCATACTAGCGAGGCAGTGTCTGGCGACCCCTGTCAGCCACGCTCTGCATTACAGGGCAAAGTAGCACAATTGCCTGCCCTTATCTGTACACTTGGTGTAGTGGGAACATCAATGGCTGTTGCTCCTGTGAAGAACAGGTATGGCAGGGCTGATGCTAATGCTAACTTACTAACGTGGTTAGCCTTTAATCCTGAATATATGTTTATGGACGACATACCAGAGAATGCATAAGGAGAATGATGATACAAGAAGAAAATGATATGACTCAGGAAATACGTCAACTCGTATTACTTGAACTGAATGCAGAGTTACAACGCTTTATTACAAAGATTGAAGAAGCAAAGATTAGACCTACAGATGAATGGGGCGATGGACTTAACCAAGGATTAGATTGGGCTATTCGTATTATTAAAAAGGACAAGAGCGCAAACTAAGTGCCATCTCAATCACGTAAGCATCGAGGTTATCGCAGTCAAAAAGTTTTGGCTATGTACTTAGCGGATAATGGATTTCCATTTGCAGAAAGTACGGGTGCTGGACGTAGTGGTTCTGATATAACTGGTTGCATTGGTGTTGATTGGGAAGTAAAAGCACGTACTGGATTTAGTCCATCTAGTGCTATTACACAATTAAAAGAAAGAGCAAAGAACGGAGTGTTAGGTTTAGTTTGTTTAAGATTAAATGGACAGGGGGAACAAAAGATTAAGGATTGGGTTGTAGTCTTAAGACTTGAAGATGCAGTTAATCTGCTTAGAGAGGCAGGATATGGTGATAAAAAATGACAACGACTTACCTAGCATCAGAGAAGTGCTTACACACTACGGAGCAAACATACGACAAACTTACGGGCAAGTTAATCTCAAGTGCCCATTCCACTCCGATACTCACCAGTCAGGAAGTGCTAATCTCAACAATAATATATTCATCTGTTTCGCCTGCGGAATGCAAGGTAACAGTTTACAAATCATTAGCAAACAAGAAGGAGTAGACATACGTGAAGCAAAGCGCATTGCAGAAAGAGTTGTTGGGGAAAGCAACGGAAAAGTACGAGGAAAACATTTATCAGGCGGAAGCCTACCTAAAAAACAGGGGCATTCCGATAGAGGTAGCACGGCTGGCGCAATACGGCGTAGTAGAGGAACCTGAAGTTGGACACGAAGCATTCAAAGGAAGACTATCCATACCGTATATTACCAAGAGTGGTGTTGTCGATTTGCGTTTTCGCAGCCTTCATCCTGCTGTTGAACCTAAGTATATGGGTTTAACTGGTGTTGAAACTAGAATGTACAACGTTCTTGATATTGAAAAAGCAACTGACTTTATTGGTGTATGTGAAGGTGAACTAGATACAATAACTATGTCAGGTTGCATTGGCATACCCTGTGTCGGTGTTCCTGGTGCTAATAGTTGGAAGAAACATTATACAAGATTGCTTGCTGACTTTGAAAGAGTGTTTGTATTTGCTGATGGAGACCAGCCAGGCACTGAGTTTGCTCGTAGTCTTGCTCGTGAACTACCAGTAACTATTGTTCAACTACCCGATGGACAAGATGTTAACTCAATGTTTGTGCAAGAAGGTGCGAACTATTTCCATAACAAAATAAATAGTAAATGAACTTAGAAGACCAACCACCTCATAATACTTGCAATGAATGTGGGCAAGAGTTTGATAGTTCTTTTGAGTTGGTTGACCATTTACTAGAAGATGATGAAGAGTTCGACCCATATTTAGTTTTGCCTAGTGGATATAGATTAATGCTTGGCTCGATGCTTAGGTTTATTTACAACAATGCTAATAGTCCTGAGCAAGTTAAGTTGATTACTCAATCAACCTATGTGACTCTCTTTGCCTCTGAGAATGGCTTTGAACCAATCGAAGAACTCATAGAAGATATGGTGGTTAAGTCAGCATTAAAAGACTTTGATGATAGTCTTAAGACATTATTAGAAGAGGAAAAACCTACCAATGAAAGCGGAGAGTGAAGAGATATGGCAGATTATAACCCACTTGGAAAAACAAGGTTTCCAAATTTACTCGAAGGAGATTTACCAAAACACCTTGCTGTTAACACTAAAGATTCCCCTGCTCTTAACAAACAATTCAAGAAAGATGTAGAGGGTACCTTTAATGAACTACAAGACTTACTCCTCAGCAAGCACATTGATTACGGTCCGAAAAACATCAGTGAATCCCCTGGTGGACCTATCAATGGATTGCGAGTGCGTATGCACGATAAACTTGCAAGGATTAATAACCTTGTTGACAAAGGCGGGAAACCACAACACGAATCCCTTGAGGACTCGTTCAAGGATATGGCTAACTATGCCATCATCGGACTACTAGTGCTCAGAGATAAGTGGGATAATGACTAACAAATCTTCATTTGATTTGGACTTTGGATTTGGACGTAAAGGTGAACAACTTGTAGATGAGTTGCTTACTGGCGAACGAACTGTTGAAGTAAAGCGTGATAGGAAATGGGCTAAGACAAACAATCTTTATATTGAAACTGAATGTTTCTTTAAGAAGATAGAAGACTGGGCACCATCTGGATTAGGCGTGACTGAGGCCTCTTATTGGGCATTTGTTTTGGAAGATAGCACACTCATTGTTCCAACCGACGCACTTAAATATGCAGTTAAAAAGTTTGGTAGAGAAATTACTTGCAACATTCCACCTAACATATCCAAAGGATTTCTAATTACAGTAGATGATTTAATGACAGCAACTAGATTACACAAGAGGGAAGTAAATGGAGTGGAGTAAGATAAAGCCTTGGGAATATGTTGTTGATGCAGTTGCTTCCGAGTATCAAAAAAAATTTCCAATGGTTGAACTAAAAGATATTAAACAATCTTTATACCAATGGTTTTTTGAGCACCCAAATAAATTAGAAGAGTGGGGAAAGATTGGTGAGAAAGATACAAAGAATTTAATCTATCGTTCCCTACGGAACCACGCTTTAGATTATTGTCAGGAGTGGAAGGCCAACACAAGTGGCTATGAAACCAGTGATTTATACTACTATGAAGCAGGTTTGGTGGAGGCTCTGTTGCCTTCTGTCTTAAGAGGTGAAATAAATGTTGGCCATAAATTAGATTTAGGTGGAGTTAAAGGAACATCTGCTCCTGCAGAAGGCGGTAATCTTATGGCTATGATGATAGAGATTGACTATGCGTATTGGAAATTATCAAAGGAAGATAGAAAGATTTTATTCTTAAGACACGCAGAGTCATTGGAATATAAGTTGATTGCCGATACTCTTGAATTAGGTTCAGAAGATACTGCTCGTATGAGGCAACGTCGTGCACTTAACAGATTAATACGTAGACTTGGTGGCTTTAGACCATACAATGATGTTGATTCAGAAAAGCATAATGAAGATAGTAGCGATACTGAACAGCAACCTGCTGATACTAAAGGTAGTGCTTAACAAATCTTTCATTTATTGTCCGTCTTATAGAAACCACTGCCTTTAAACTGCACAGCAGGGGTTGACCAAATCCGATTTAGTTTTGCACCACATAAACCACAAGTATAGTTGCCCTCTGGCTCTGAGATTGCTCTCTCAATAATGATTACTTCCCCATCACCAGGACATTCGTATTCATATGTTGCCATTATTTATCCTTACAATCCGCATAGTGAAATGAAACTATATCTATTACT